CCAAATGTGTTATTGGCAGCACCCACTACTGCACCCACTGCTTTGCTTGCGGCCTGTCCGGCAAGTGCAGCGGCACTAGCACCTATTTGTGCATTAATTTGTGCGGCAGTGGGCGGCTTTGCGCCACTAAGACTACCAAGTGCAATACCACCACTGTTGGTTTGTGTACTTTGTCCCAGTGCGCCGGTACTGGTACCAAATGCATAAGCAGCAATTTGGCCGTTTTGTTTTACCTGTGCCGAGTTTTGTAAATTAATCGATACCGGATTGTTTTGTATTGTGAGTGATGCTAGGTCAGTGATGCCGTCACCAACGTGTTGTATTCCGCCATTGATGGTGTCGGTTATGTCAGTACCTTGGTTGGGTGCAATAGGACTTGGTGTATTGTCATAGTGCAGGTCAATATAACCGCCAACTGTGTTTCTTGTTGTATAGCCAGTGTAGTATTTTACTGTTTCAAATTGTACACTCATCTCGTGACCCATTGTCGCCGTGCTATCACCATTGGAGTGTTCGCCATGCTTGAAACTGGTTATAATGGGATTGATTAATTCGTATTCGCTAAAACTCTTTTGATACAAACTGTAGATACGAATTGCTTGTATGTACTGGTAAGGCCAATTGCCGTTGCTGTTGTTTATACCGGTACGTGGCTGAGGAGTATAGCCCCAATTGAAACTGGGACGGTTTTGATACTTGCTGGGACTGGTGTATGTGCTATCAGCATAGTCACTGTCGCGATAGTAAAAACTGTAGTAGTCGTACCAAAAGTTTTTTACATTGTCGGCTTGGTCATCGTGAAAACTTATTGTAACTGGATCGTACTTAATTGAGTTTTGTATATAATTTTTTCTATTGTAAGCATTGTGCTCTTTAACCTGCATGGTGTAGCGTGGTAAGTTAACACTTTTTACAATCATGCCCATTTCTTGAGCAGTGATGTTGCTGATATTGGTAATTAAGGGATTGAAATCAAATTCAACATAAAACAAAAATCCATATTTGGGACTGAGTCTATAGTCACCATCAACAAATATACGGGCGGCGTGTTGATAATCACGCAACGTGACCGGGGCTGCTACTGTTGCTCCAACACCCGAACCATCGTTAAAGACCGATTGCGTTAGTCCATTTCGGGTACCGGTGGGATTTAGATATGTATTAATGCTCATACTATTATTTAGTCATAAAAAAACCCGGTCGAAACCGGGTCGGTTTTAAAAGAAAAGTTTAATTTGTTGCAGTTCCATTTTTCTGGAATGTCTGTGATGTCACTGCACTGCCAACACCGTTTAATCCAGCTGGGTTAGATTGAATTGCATTATCNAATTTGATATTGCAAGCGATCATAACAGGATCATTACTGTTGTAGGCCATGTCACCATAGTCCACTGAACTCAAGAAGCAACCAAACAATGTCCATGATTCAAGTACATTGGCTGGGTTAACCGCTCCGTTACCGCCATCAAGTATATCATATTGTAATGAGAACTTGTAGTCGATACCGCTTGGTGCACTTGCTTGTTCAAAGAAGTCAAATTGCTTCTGAATTTGCTCGCCAACCAATTGACTTACTTGCCCGGTTGCATCGTCACGGAAGTTAATTGTAGTTTCTTGCCATTCGGGCTTGCCTTGCAAGTAGATTTTACTGTTATAAACATCAAGTGTAATTGGGTTAAAATTCACGTTAGGACGCTTAATATCTTGTACTTGCTTGGTTAGCTCGGTTGTTGTGTTAGAAACTCCAAAATTAGTAAACAATGCTCTAAAGCGATATTTTAACTTTGGCATCAACAGACCCTGTTGGGAAGCTGAAGAGCCTCCTAACGGTAGCGGTACTGTAAATGCATTTGGATTTGATGTTGCCATTATTCTTTTCTCCTATATTCTTATTTATCCAATTATGTAGATGATGTTCCTAGCTGGGAAATTGTTCCTGGATTGTAAATTGCAATAGGAATGTAAATAAACTCAACATCACGCATTGGTTCAATTGCTACGTCAACATATAATTGTTGAGCTGCAATTGTAGTGCTGGTATTGTTACTGGTGTCACAAATTACCAAGAAGTCGTATAAACCACGTAATGCTAGTACATGATTCAATGCGCCTTCAATTACTCGTGCAATACTTGTACGTGTAATTTGGTCATTTGGCTCAAACAAGTAACCATTTGCCACGCTTGCGAATACAGTTCTTAAATAGTTTTCTAAACGTGCAACGTTTACGCTGCTCTGTGCACTTGTACTTGGGTTACGTGTTTGTTGACCCCAAATTACTAGCCCTGAACCTGGTAACTGTGTCAATGGATTGATCTTTAATGGATACAATGCATCACGTAGTCCTTGATTGATACCGTTGTGCACAAATGCACCACTGGTAATATCAATATAACCAATGTCGTTCAAGTTGCTGATCAATCCACGATTAACACCAGCTGGGGCAAACCAAGGATAAGCCACTTGATCGTTGTGTAGGAATGTACGTAGTACTGCATGGCTTGCTGGAACAACAATAGTGTTGCCGGCCAAGTCGTTTGTTTGTCCACTTGGATAGTAAATTGCAGTATAAGGATCGCTTTGTGCAACTGTGCTCAATCCATTACCTGTTGAGTTTTGGACCCAATTGGTAATTGCAATTGTAGTTGGTGCCAATGTCATTGGAGTATCGCCAATAACAAAGCCAGTGTTGCTACGATTGTTGTTCAAGTTGATCAAATTGCTTAGTACTTCTGGATATCCAGGAGCAACCAACAAGTTGAAGTTGTAAATTGCTTCTAGTGCATCAGTATTGCTGTCGATTGCGCTTTGCATTGCGGCTACAACCAAAGCACGTTGTGCAGCTGAACCTGAATGCATTACACCGTTAGCATCTAACCCACTTGCACTTACCCAAGACGCACTAATTGTTGGTAGTGTTGCAGGAGTATTTGGAATACTCAATGGCAATGTTGGGTAGTTTGTACTTGTAAAATAATTAGGTACATACTTCTTGACGTTATAACCCGAACGACGTGTGTTAAACAACAATGTGCCACGTGGATACAAACGATAATCAGGAGCGTCTAGGTCGATATAGTTACTGAACAATAGTCCTGTACCAACTCCATCGCTGATAATTGGCAGTGCGCCTGTAATAATATCTGTTGTACCGCTGGTATCCCAACGTGCATCAGCAAATATAATACCGTTGCTGGTAATATGATCTTGATTGTTGATTGCAACCCAAGCACTTCCAGTATAACGATACAAACTTGGATAGTTTTGTAGGTTGCTGGTATCTAACCAAATGTCACCGGCAACTACAGCAGTTGTTCCGTTGCTTTGATATGTTGGAGCAACTCCAGCACTGGCAATAACACCATTGATATCGGTATTGCCCAAGGTATAACCACGTGAGTCAGTTCCTGCCACACGGTAACCTTTCCAACCATTTGCAGTGTTGATCATGATATCAACATCGGCTGGGTTACTGTAATACCATAATGTACCACTTGCTGGTGCCGAGTATGGAGAATTGCTTTCGTATTGTACTGTGCCGGTGATGTTTACCCAGCTATCAATAATGATCAAGCCGGTTTGTAATACATCAATGTTTGTGCCACTGGCTCTAAATCCAGCATTGTACCATGGAGTACCTGTTCCATCTACCACTGCAATTTCACCACCAGCAGTATGTGTAATAGTGATACTGTTGTTTGATGAATTAACTTGTGCAGTAACATAAGGAATGTTAGCAGATAAAATATCATATACAAACGTATTGATAGTTGATCCTGAAGTTGTAATACTATAACTATTCATTGTGCTAGAATTTGGTGCACTTGCATACAATGTATAAGTATTTCCCGAACTAAATGTAGGAGTAATAGTGTTGGTTGTACCTGTACTTGTGCCAACTGATGGTCCAGACAGTCTTGAATAGAATGTCAAGTTGTTAGAAGTACTATCTTGTACTCCGTATACCCCAACAATTTGTCCTGCTGCAATGTTAATACCACCGCCGGTTGTGTCTAAAGCATAAACGGCTTGTGCCAAACTTGATGGAACTGGAATAGCATTGCTGGTTGGGCCATACAAAGGAGCAGTCAACGAGTTCCATTGATCAAGTCCTGTGCTCCATTGGCTCAATACTGGCTGGTAACCACTGCCGGTTGAAGTTGTTTTGAACCAAACACTTCCTGTTGGACGAGGTTGAGCATCTGTCGAGAACCAACCATTTGTGGGTTGTTGTGCATAATTTCCGTAAAATAAGATTGGGCAGTAGTATGTGCCGTTGCTGGGTAGTGTAATACCGCACTTGGAGAATATGCTATATGAACTGTCGTTGATAACAACAGCACCATTGGTTGCTGCACTGGTCACAAATAGTGACAAGTAACCACTTGAGTTGGCAGCGGCCTTGACTCCAGTGATGTTTGCACCATTAATGGCTGATACCAATTGTGCAACTGTTGTTCCAGTTGTTGTAACTGTTGTTCCATTGATAACAACTGTTTGTCCGCCAGCTAGGCCTGATGGTGTAGCAGTAGTTCCTGTAGCAACTGGCAAACTGTTTTGCCAATTTGTGCTTCCCACTTGTACCCATGTGTTGTTTAATCCACCATATGAACCATACAATCCTGCTTTGTAGAACAAACGAATTGTAGTTGGCTCGTTTCCGTTGGCATCAACAAAAACGTAAGCATAACTACCGGTTTGACCAATGTAGTTTTGTGGAGTAGGCACGTTGTATGCAAAGTTACTGTCATCAAATACTTGTGTTTTGCTGGTAATTATCAATGGATTGATTGTGCTGAACGAGTTAGTTGCAGCATTTAGTGCAAATAAACCAAAATCAGTTGTGTTGGTATTGAACCAGTAGGTGCCGTTTGCAGGATTTGCATCAGGACGGATACTTGTTCCTACCAATTGATTTAGATCAATATCGGCACGAATTGCATAAATTTGATTGGTCAAGCCCAATGCACTGTATGCAGTCATTAAACCATATTCGTTGATTTCACTGCCATTAACCGGAGTACCTGCACTACTTGTTTGGAAAGTAGGTGTGCCCATTGCAGTAACTAATTCACGTTGACTGTTAAATGATTGTAATGCTCCGGCATTGGCTTTGCTTGTGCCGGTTGCTGCTGAACCATTGTATGTTTTATCTTGAGCCGTAGCCATTACGATTAATGGGATTGAACCTACGTTGCTGTTTACAAGTTGGCTTTGATCATTAACTGTGATCGATATTCCTGGAGAAACTAGTGCCATGTTATTATCCTTTAAAGACTGTTATGAATATTTAGCGATAATGCCAAAATTAGTGGGGTTAGCAGGTGCCTTTGCAAAGCCTTTGCTAAATATCCATATGCTTAAACGTGAACTATGCACCGTTTGTAACACAAACCCTCGTGCCATTAACTATGTCAAAGACGAAGTATATCACTATCGCAGTAGATGTGCTGGTTGTATACGTAAAGGGAAACGATTAAAGCCCGTGCCTGCATGGGCCAAGTCAGGTTATGTGAAAAAACCGCAATGTGACAAATGCGGTTTCAAGTTCAAGTTTCCTGTAGAACAAAGTGCAGTATTTCACATCGACGGAAACTTAAAAAATACTGCGTGGACCAATCTCAGGACCCTGTGTCTTAATTGCGTCCAAGAGGTGTATAAGAGCCGAGTACCTTGGAAGCCCGCGGAGATTGTACCAGACTTTTGAGTTGTACAAACAAGTCTTCGATACTTTCGTTGTTGTCTATTTCGGCATCAAATTTAGTTCCAGCCCAAGCAGTCTCTGAGGGATGCACTCCCAAAGTTTTTAAATTTTCTTGAAACACCACTTCGCCACGATTTGCTCGTGTGGCAACTTCGTACCATTCGGGCAACGGGCCACGTTGAATCCAAATTATCCTGCCGCCTTGTGCTCGAATTGCCTTGATCTCGTTGGGAAATCTACAATCGGTTATGACAATGTTGTCTCGACTGGTACGTATTTTGTTTTCTAAACTGGCAATCCACATGTCGTCGTGGAATCCATCTCTAATAACTTCAGTGCCCCAATACTGTAGCACCCATCGCGGAGTAATGTTACGTCCCAATCTTGCGCTCCACCACTCGTCCGGTTGTTCGCGCCACTCACGACTTTGTGCAGTTCTACCTTCCAGCATCATTCGATCCCAGCCAAACACACTTGCAACAGCATCCTTTAAACTCGATGCAAAACTTTCCCTGCGATATCCGTGAAAGTTAACCAAATAATCAGCGGCAGTGTCTTTGCCTGAACCTATAAAACCACATATTCCTATAATCATAAAAAATGCTCCCGTAAGAGCATTTTAATATAAATGTAACACAAAGTCAATTACTTTTTAGGCTTTGTGGCAATATCTGTTTCACCGTCTTTGCCTTTGCTTTTTAATGTAACTGGGCCACGTGCCAACATTGGACTTGTTTTATGTATTTCCGGGTTCTCGCTTGAATCATTGGGTGTTAGTCTATGTGACTTGACTCCAAATGCTCGTTCTGCTTGATCTAAGATTTGGTGCTCGCCTTCACTGTAGGCCACTGTGACTAGAGCTTGTCCAGTTGGACCTTCTTTCTCGGGTTCAAATTCATATTTGCCATCTGGAGCTCCGGCACCGCTCAAGAAGTGGGCCGAAAAACGCCAAGGAGCATAGGGACTTGAGTTATCTAGATTGGGATGATTCTTCATGCCCGGAGTAGCATTGATATGGCTATCAGGCATTTTGCTTTCTTCAGTAATAATTTCAGTAATTTTCATACGTGTATTTAGCCCATTATCCAAGTTAACGGTTGACTTCCATCAACATATTGTTTCAAGTCGTCCTCAAGTTTTTCCATTTCGGCTTGTGCTTCACTGACCATAGTGGCACCGTTTAAGGTTGCGCCGCCTTGTGGTCCGGCGATTTGACTGAACTTGCTGTATGCTTGTCCCAAGATACGCTTGGCAAAACTGTAAGCATACTCTTGTATCCAAGGAAACGTCTGCGGATCGTTCAGCAACATCGAGTCAGGCTTGGTATTGAATATCCAAAGCAGTACACTTTCTTGTTGTGCAGGATCGGGGTTGGCTCCCTGGAACGGCATTTTA